GCCGCGGGTGCGCGCAGCGGGCGCAGGGGCTGCACACTGGGCAGCGAGCGATCGGGGGCCGCGGCCTGCGCCGCCGCCGCGCGCATCGGGGCCTGCGCGGGCTCGGCCTGCGCCAGCGGGGGCATGGCCAGCGCCGGCAGCGCCATCAGGGCTGCCGCAGCGGCCTGCAGGCGGTTGCCGCCGCGCTCCATGCCCAGCGCCGGCAGGGCGGCCATGGCCAGCGCGGCAGATTCCAGGCGCGGGCTGCCGCGCTCGATGCCGATGGCCGCGCCGGCCGGGATGAACTCGCCCAGCGCCATGAACACGCGGCTGGGGCTCTTGATGCCCAGCTTTTCCTTGAACCAGCCCACCACGCGTTCGCCCGCACTGAAGATGCCGTCGCGCACCGCGCCCAGCCCGGCGCTGATGCCCGATACCAGGCCCTGCATCAGCGCCGCGCCGGCGCTCACAAAGCGGCCCTTCAAGTCCACCAGAAAGCGCCAGGCGCGCGTGCCGGCGTCGCTGATGGACTGCCACAGGCTTTGCGCGCCGTCCTTGATCTGCTGCCAGATGATCGCCAGCCCGCCCTTGATGCCGTCCCAGTTGCGCCACACCAGGTAGGCGGCGCCGGCCAGCAGCACCAGCGCCGCGCCCAGCGCCGCGCCCAGCGGCGTCAGCGCGAACGCCAGCGCCGCCTTGCCGACCGACATGAACAACGGCGTCAGCGCGGCGGCACCGCGCGCCAGCAGGCCGAAAGCGTGCCCACCCCACCGGGCCAGCATGCCGATGCCGCGCCACAGCTTGCCGATGCCGATCACCAGCTTGCCGGTGCCGCCCACGAGCAGGCCGATGCCGCGCCCCAGCAGCCCGAACACCGGGCTGCTGATGGCCAGGTACTTCAGCAAAAAGCGCAGCAGCGCCAGCTTGGCCACCACAACTGCCAACGGCACCAGCACTGCGCCGAGGGCAAAGGTGATGGCCGACAGCGCCAGCGCGGATTTCAAGGCGCCGGCTACCACAGTGGGGTGGGCCTGCGCCCAGCTGCGCAGCCGCTCGACCCAGAGGGCCGCGGTGTTCATGGTGTCCACCAGGGCGGGCTTGAGAGATTCGCCCGTCGCCGCTGCCAGGTTGAACGCCCGGTTCTTGGCCATTTGCCATTGCGCGGAGAGCGTGGCGTAGCGCGCCTGCGCCTCGCGCGCCATCGATCCGGCGGCCTGCGTGCCCTGCGCCAGCTCCAGTTGGCGGCGCAGTTCATCGGGCTTGTCGACCAGCTTGGCAAGCGTGTCGCTGTGCTCCAGGCCAATCATTTCGACCATGACGCCGATGCGCTGGTCCTTGGGCAGCTTGCCAATGGCGTCCACCACCTTCAGCAGGGTGCCGATGGCGTCGGTGGACATGCCTTTCTGGATTGCCTCCGGCTTCATGCCGATTTCGGCAATGGCCGACTTCATCTTCTTGGTGCCCTTGGTGGCGGCGGCCAGCTTTTGCACGATGGCGTTGGTGGCTGTGCTGGCTGTTTCGGCTCGCTCGCCCAGGGTCAACAAGGTGGAACCCAGCGCGGCCGACTGCTGCGCGCTCATCGAGACAGTACTCACCACGCCGCTGGTGCGGTTGAGAAAGTCGATGATGTCGGCGCCCTTGCTGATGGCGTTGTCGTCCAGGTAGTTGATGGCGTCGGCCAGGCCGCGAATCTCGGTGACCGGGATCTTGAAGTTCTTGGCCACCTTGCCCATGCTTTCGGCAACCTCGTCCGGCACGGCGTCGAAGGCGATGGCCATCTCGGCCGCCAGCTTGACCTGCGCGGCCAACTGGTCGGTCGGCACTTCCATGCGCGCGGCGGCCGTCATCATGTTGGCAATGGCGGTGGTGGCCAGCGGGATCTCGCCGGACAGGCTGCGGACCTGTTCCTCGGCGGTGCGGTACACGGCAGTCAGGCGACCCATTTCGTCGCGCGCGCCGGGCACCTGCCGCGCCACGCCCAGCATCGCGTCCTCGTGGGCCATGAACTGGCGCACGGGCTCCAGGGTCACCTCTACGCCGCGTCGGCCAGTCGCCTGCATGGCCATGCCGGCACCAGCAGCCATGCCGGCGTGCATCATCTGCTTGGCATGCCGAGATCTGAGTTGCGCCAGACGTTCGAGCTTGCCGCGCTGCTGGTCGATCTGGCGGTTGGTTTCGGCCATGCGGCTGGACAGCGTGGCTTCTTCGGCGGCCACGTTGCGGATGCCCAGCGAGCGCATGCGCTCGCGCAGGCCGGCCAGCTTTTGCGACTGCTGGTCGGTGGTGATGCTGGCCTTCTTCAGCGCGCGCTCGGTGGCGCCGATCTGCCTGGCCAGTGCCTGGGCCTCAGTGGCGTTGGCGGGTGTTTGTGCCCGCAGGGCGGCCAGCTTCTGGCGCAGCGCCTGCGAGTTGGCCGCGCTGACGCGGAACTGTTGGCCGAGCGCGCGAAAGCTGCTGATGGCCTGCTGCTGCGCTTCGAGCTGACGCAGTTCTTCGCGCGTGCCGCGCAGTTGATCAGACAATGCCTTGCTGCCGGCACCGATGCGCTTGAGCGGCGCGATCACGCGCTCGTTCAACTCCATGATGATCTTCAGACGCAGGTCGTCAACCATGCGCGCCTCCGATCCGGCGCGCGTGGCGCTGCGTCAGTCGATCAGGCCATCGGCGCGCGCCTGCGCCAGCGCTGGGGCATCGCGCCACAGCAGCCAGGCATACACCGGCAACAGCAGCACGCCGACGCAGGCCAGCGCCAGCGCGGCGATGGCGCACCAGGCGAGCAGGGTCAGCAGCAGATCGAACATGGTGGGGCACTGTAGCACCTCAGTGGCTGGCGTCCGGCTCGATGCGCTCGCGGGCCAGCTCGCGCCAGTCCATCAGCTCGGCCAGCGTCATGCCGTCGAAGTCTTGCGGGCGCCAGTGGAACGCGATGGCGATATCGGCCATGGCGGCCTCTACTCGGGCAGGTATGCCGTTTGCGCCCGCGTCAAGAAAAAACCCGTGGCCTCGCTGCCCAGCTGCACCAGGTCGGCCGGGTTCATGGCCTCCAGCTCGTGCTTGAGCAGCGTCGGCTGCGTGATGCGCGGCAGCAGTGTCACCAGCGCGTCTACCTGCATCTGCAGCAGCAGCGTCAGATGCAGCCCGCGCAGCTCGCCGGCGCGCGGGCGGCGCAGCGTGACGCTGGTGATGGCGGTGTCGCCGCGCCGGATCGGTTCGTCGAGCTGCACCGTCACGGCCGCGGCGTCGGTGGGCTCGGGGGGCGGTGCGGCCGGTGCGGCGGCGGGGTCGGTGTGCTTGCTCATGATGCGGTCCTTTCAGCCAAAAAAAGGCGGCGCCGTCCGCGAGGGGCGAAGGCGCCGCTTGAAAGCCGGGGCGACGAGGAGGAAGGAGGGAGTTTGCTATGCCCCGGCGGAGACAAGAGTCGGGCGCGTCAGACGCCCAGTGCGGCGCGCACCTGGGCCATGCGGTCGGTGCCGCCCACGACTTCGGTCATGCCCACGGCGTCGATTTCGACCTCGACGCGGCCGTCGACGGTGAGCTTGAAGTAGCTGCACGCGCTTTTGAGCTTGATTTCGGTGCCCTCGCCGGCCTTGGCGCTGCCGGGGTCGAACTCCGAATGGCGGCCGCGCACCACGATCTCCAGCGCCGTCACGTCTTCACGGTCGTCGGCCTGCACGGCGCCGGCAAAGCGCAGCAGCACGGCGTCGTGCTTGGGGGTGCCCCAGCTGGACAGCAAGTCCTTGATCCAGCCGGCGGCGGTCCACTCGATTTCCATTTTCTCCATGCCGAAGTCGAGCTCGACCGGCATGTTCATGCCGCCGCCGCGGTACTCTTCGAGCTTGCGGCTAAGCGTGGGCAGCGTGATCTCGGGCACCTCGCCCATGTAGTTGACGCCGTCGACAAACAGCGCGAAGTTTTTCAGCTTGCGTGGCAGACCCATGGGGCGCTCCTAAAAAGTGTGCAGCAGATCAATTGCCGGTGGACAGCCGCGAGGCAAAGTCGGCAAAGTAGCGGTCGGTGATGCGCTGGCGGAACGTCAGGTCTTCCAGCGGCGGGATCGGCGTGTAGTCGTAGTCGATGGTCAGCTTGCCGTCTTTCAGCGTCGGCGTGGTATTGACGCTCTCGTCGTACCAGGCGCGCGCGTCGAGGATGTAGCCGAGGTTGCGCAGCTCGCGGAACTTGGCGTTGATGCCCTCCAGGATGTCCTTGACCAGGCTGGGGTGCAGCGGCTTGTCCACGGCCCAGAAGTGGCTTTCGGCAATGCTGTCGGCCAGCACCTGCGCGGTGCGCGTGGCGCTCTCGAAGGCGAAGTCGCTGTTCTCGCTGCAGGTGCGGCTGCCCCAGAAGCGGTAGCCCTGCCGGTTGATCAGCGTGGTGACACCGGCCTCGTTCAGCATGTTGGCTTCGGTGTCGACGTTCTGCAGTTCCCAGTGCACCGGCAGCGTGATGCCCACCGCGCCGTTGACCGGCACGTTGGACAGCGTCTTGTGCCAGCCCTGTTCCTGGTCGATGCGTGCGCGCAGGCCCAGGGCAAAGGCCACGGCGGGCGCCGGCTCGACGGCCTTGGTGGTGACGTTGAAGCGCTGGAAGTCGGGGTAGATCACCATCGCCTCGCGCTGGCCAAAGTGGCCGCGGTAGGTGATGGCGGCGCTGGTGGTCAGTGCGCCGTGCGCGCTGATGTAGGCCATGGCGCGCAGCTTCTGCGCCACGCCCACCAGCGCGCTGGCCACGTCCTGCGTGTCCAGCCCCGGCGCGCCCAGGATGCGCGGCGTCACGCCCAGGCGGGCCTGCGCCGTCAGCAGCGCGTGCAGGCCGGTGTACACGCCGTCCACGGCCGAGCCGATGGCCTTGGCGGTCTGGTCGGCCTGCTTGGCCTCGGGGTCGGCGCCGGCGCCTTCGGGCACGCGCACCACCACCATCATGGGGCGCACCTGGTCGGCAATGATGCTCAGCGCGGTGTGCAGCGTGCCGCTGGTGCCGGCCTTGCTGATGGCCTCGGCCATGCGGGTGACGAGCACCGGCGTGTTCAGCGGGAAGTAGGCCGCGTCGGCATCGCTGGCCGTGGCCACCAGCCCGATCACGGCGGTGCTGATGATGCGGATGGGGTGCATGCCCTCCGACGTCTCGATGACGCGGACGCCGTGGTGGTAGCTGGTGGTGGTCATGGGGCTCCTGATGGGGCGCGCCGCGCGGGCGCCGTCCGGGCTATTGGCGCACGCGCGGGCGGGCAACGCCAGCGCGCCCCGCTGTAGCCCGGCGCCCTACGCGCAGCCCCTGGCTATTGCGGCCAGGCCTGCACCAGCGCCTGCTGCCGCCGCGCGCATTCGCGCCAGGCCTGCACCGTGGGCAGCGCCCAAGTCATCACGGCGGCGCCGGTCAGCCCCTCCAGCCGCGGCGGTGGCTCGCACGGCGCGGCCAGGTCAGGGGGCGGGGGCGAC